GTCACATGCGACCGGGCTGAACTCGACCTTGAGATGTCGCACCAGTCATGCTCTGCCACGTTCAACTATCTGGTCAAGAAGGGCTTGATCGAGAAGTCAGGCAAAGTCGGTGTCACCCGGTATGGACGCAAGGCCAACTTGTACCGCCCGGTTTACCGAGAGACGTTGTTTGAACTATGAGAAAGCCCAAATCACCACTTCGACGCAAGTTGCTTGAGATGGATTCTCTGTACAACCACTGGTGTCCACGCAAACCGATTGAACGCTTGCAAGACTTCGGCAGGCTGCCACCGTCTCGGTATACCGATCCAAGGTGGGTCAGAGCCTTCAAGTTCTTTGGATCAGCCTGCGACCGCTTCGGCCTCAGCCAAGCATCCAAGTACGTTGGCATGTCCCGAGAAGATGGCGCGTACGTCTTCAGGATCTACAAGAAAAACTTTGATGTGAATGCCCGCCTTGATCTTCTGCAAATTGCTTGCAACCAAGTCTCGAGGCTGTATCATTGAAGTCCACCCCTCCTGCCGTCGTTGATCTGGCGACCAGCGGCGGCTTTCCTTTCTGTAGCGGCGTGTGGATGGACTACTCGCCAGCCTCATTCGTTCGCAAGTGCGGGTGAGGTTCTAGCCTCCGGGCGACAACTCAGTTCCCTTGCTCCTTGCCTCCCGATCAAGTGAGCCAGCAAGCCCGTAGTTCTCACTTCTGCGGGTTTGTTTGTTTGATGCTTCGGACAGTTTGCCCGCGCGCGCGTGCGCGTATAACAGAACGACAGCAGGACTGCCGATATACAAATGTGGACACGGCACGCATCGCAGCCATCTCATGCAGCCACTCGCCCTTCACGAGTCCGGTGGCTCACGCAAGGCTGATGGAGTTGCTCGATGACGTTGGCCCAAGCCTCACCCACTTCGTCCACTGTGGCGACCTTCTCGAAGCAGCAGCAGCCAGCGTCCACGCAGGCGAGCATGACCACACGCTTGCTGACGAGTTCGAGCATGCCAGCAACTTCTTGCGGTCGATCCGGGAAGCCTTGCCTGAGTCCTGCCGCCTGATCTGGATGAACGGCAACCACGATGACAACATCTTCAAGCGTGACCCGCGCCGGATTCCAAAGGCTCTTCGGGACATGATCGAAATAGGCCGCGACTCCCGGTGGCCAGAGTTCTCGAATTGGACGCAACACCCGTATGCAAAGAACCAGCGTGGGCAGGTACAGATTGGGCAAGTGGTCTTCTCTCATGGCTTCGATGCCGGGCAGACTTCTGATGAGTTGGAAGCGTTGCAGTTCAACAACATCACTGGCGGTCATTCTCATCGCCTCTTCGTGCGTGGTCACACCCACCGACCGATACCACCAACACAGTGCTTGCGAACCCGCAAAGTACCTTTGCCTTACTGGTATGCGAACGTGGGTACTCTTGGGCCGCTCACGCCGGAGTGGGCAAGCCGTATGGATACCTCTGCTTGGGGTGCTGCGTGCCTCATCGCGGAAACGAAGACGGACAGACCGAACCGCCTCTGTGCAAAGAATTGGAACGCGGAACTTGTCCGCCTTCAGGAGATATAAACCGTGGCTACCGATCCGAGCGTCAAGTTGCAGATGACCATTCTGAAGTGCTGCCGATACATGGGTGTCGAATGGGACATGTCCCTGCACGAAGTTCTTGGTGCGGTCGAGCAGGCCAAGTTGACGCTGTGGAATGATTGGGACAACCTGCACCCGCCCGATCTAGATTCCTTGATTGAGTTTGATGCAGACGAGGACGAGGACGATGATGATTGAAAGCGTAGTTGCGTTGCTTGTGGCCCAAAGCGGGCCGCCTGCTGATCCTGATTCAGTTGCCATGTGGATTGATGACCTTGGACGCTTGACGCCCTTTGGTCGTACGTTTGACGTTTACATACAGACCGGCTTTGATCCAGAGTTCTCGTACCCCAATGGCGAGCCACGCCGGCCGTACATGATCGGCAGCACCTATGGCAACGAGTCACCAACACGAGCGTTTGGTTGGTCTATCGAGGGTGACATCTTCAAGAACAGCCGACCCAACCACCTGTACCCTTGGCTAGAGAACTGCCAAGAGTGCATTGACTACTGGGAAATAGACACTGGGATTGTCTGCCCAGATCCCGGTGAGTATTGGGACTGCATCCAGTCCAACCCGTATCAACGGTGGATGTACCTCGGTGCGAATTTCACGCCAGTCAACTGGGTCTTTGAGGGACCACAGGGATGCTGTCCAAGGACGGCGGATCTGGTTGATTTGGAGTACGCATGGTCGGACTCATGGATTCTGCACGGTCCACTCGGCAAGAAGTACGGCTCGGTGAACGCACAATACAAGTATCCGCAGGTGCAGCAGCAACACAAAGACCTGATTACCCCGCATTATTCATACAACCGAGTTCTCAAGTACTGGCCCCACCGGGAAACTATCGTTGGTGAACAATGCTGCTCCTCTCCATCCCAGAACGACTACGGTGATCTGATCCGTTGGAACGCTGACGTTGACTGGGGAAGCGAGAAGTGGCCCGGTTCGTTCCACATCGCTCGGTTTACCGGTCCAGATTACTTTGGATCTGGGGGCGTTGTTCGCTTTGCTTGTGGCAACGGACACCCTTGCGAACCGGCACCGTACTCAGTGAATTACTATTCCGACAACTCTTGCCCTTCAGATTTGAACGAAGATGGCATGGTTGGGTTTCAAGACTTGTTGCAGGTGCTTGGTGACGTTGCCGCGTTCAAGTACCACCCGCAAACCAACAACGGCTTCAACGCTATCATCAAGGTGTTGTCAGAATGGGGAGCGTGTCCATGAGTCGAGTAAGCCGTATATGTCTGAGTTGCCGCCAGCACCTACCGCTTGCCGCCTTCCTTCGGGAACGCAACGCCAAAGACGGGTGCGGCCCGTTCTGCCTTGGCTGCATCCGCAATAGCGACAACAACTGGCAGCCCAAGCCCGATCCTGTGGCGATGAGCAAGAAGCACTGGACTGAGATACAACGCACTCCATGACCAACTCAAGACAAAAAGGCAAGCGTGGCGAACTCGAAGCAGCCAAAGCGTGGGAAGAGGCGACCGGGCTGAGCGTCAGACGCACGGCACAAGTGGACGGCAAGTTGTCTTCTGACCTCACTGGCGTTGAGGGCTTGCACATGGAGGTCAAGCGGCGTGCGCGGATCGCGTCACTTGACTTCTTGCTTCAGGCTGAGACAGATGCAGCCGATGAACAACAAAGCCACGGCGGCGTGCCGTTGGTACTCATGCGTCAAGACAACGACCGGAACTGGGCCGTCATGGTTCGCTTGGATCGTCTTGCTGATCTGGTATCTGTACTCGCAGGGCAAGCATGCAATCAGAACTCCTCCCCGAACTCATAACCCCCGCAAGCATCATCTTCGGTGTTGTCTTTGGAGCGGGCCGCGTCAAGGCTGCGATTGATGAACTGCGGCGTGCCGTGGATCGCCTCGAAGCAGCGGTGCAACTGATCGAGACACGAACGCACGAGGTCGAGCAGCGCGTTGCCCGGTTGGAGGGCAAGACAGAGGCATGAGGTTCTTGCTGCCCATCTTGATGCTTGGCTGCCAGTCCACTCAGGAGGGTGGGCTGTCGCTCCCTTTTGCCAAAGCAATATCGGAGTCACCAAGCAACGAGGTGGCTCATGCTTTGGACCCGCTCAAGTTCAGCGGCACGATTCTGATATTGACGGGCGGCGGCTTGCTGTTCGTGACGAGAGGCAACCGGGGTTGGATACCGGTAGCCTTGGGCATAGCACTCACAGTGGTGATGGCGATTCTGGCGAAGGTGCTAGAGTCGCAGATATTCGTATTCACACTCATAGCCGGACTCTGCGTGACAGCAGGAGTGGCGGCCCTCAACTTCAAGGAGATTCGGACATGGATCAAGTTATTTCCTTCATCGCCCTCGCTTCGGGGTACGTTATCGCCTTTGCCGCCGGAGCATGGATCGGCAGACCACTCTTAGAACTGTTGAGCAACCGAATCTTGCGGAAGTGACATGCCCGATTGGACGCCCACAAATCTTGGCAAGTCAACTTGCGTTGCTTGGTTCACAGCGGATTCTCTAAGTTCTCTGTCTGATGGCGATTCTGTAGCAACTTGGACAAGCACCGAAGGCAACAGCATAAGTGCAACGCAGACCGCTGCATCCGCCAAGCCGACGTACGTTGCAAGCAGCACGATCAGCAGCAAGCCTGCTGTTCAATTTGATGGTGCTGCACGGTTTGACCAGTTGAACTTCACAGCATCGGCTTTGAACGTCGGCACTTCGGGTGCTTGCGTTTGCTGCTTCATTGGCAACGCGAATGATGGATCGGCTCTTAACTTTGGCACTCTGACACGTGGGCAAAACGGCTCCAAATCAATTCAACTGCTCTACCAGAATGGTGATGCCGGGATTCAGATAAGCGTCGGAAGTGTTTCTGATGTTATTTCTAACAGCGACTTCCCATCTGGTACAACTGGCACGGCTTACCGTTCCCTTGTGTTTGGGCGTCACTCTGGCAAGTTGATGATGCGATACATAGGTGATGAACTCTCAGACGAGGCAGACGCTTCAAGCATTGATCTTGACCAAACGCAGTATGCAATTGGGTCGGCGTTTTTCTCTGGCGGTTGCGAAGGTGAGATTGCTGAAATGGTCTATATGGCAAATCCTACGCTGTCGCAGATTCAAAAGGTTGAAGGCTACGCGGCACACAAGTACAGCCTGACAGGATCTTTGCCAAGCGACCACCCGTACAAATCAGCGGCCCCCAAGTTCCGCGTTCAATATGGAATGTCTAGCGGCCTAATAGATGGAGGCTTGATACAAGCATGAGCAACTTCGGTGATATCCAACAAGGCGATTCAGTCAACGCCTTCTTCTCAACGTCAGATCAAGCCGGTGCTGCTGCAACCATCACCAGCGGATCGGTCGTAATCTACAAGGACGGCACAACGTCAAACTCGACATCGGGTGCGACGCTCACCGTTGATGTCAACTCGCTGACCGGCTTTCACCGGGTGACCATCACGACCAGCAGTGACGCCTCGTTCTACGCGGTTGGCTCGACGTTCTCGGTGGTGGTGGCTGGCACGGTTGACTCGCAATCGGTCAGGGCTGTCATCGGCACGTTCTCGGTGCAAGCCCGTACAGGTGCAGGCGGCAGAGTTAGCAGCCAGAACCTTGGACTGATCGAGCAAGCCGAAGCAACCACGGTTGCAATCGGCCCGCTGCTTGATCCGACCAGCGGCGAGCCTGTGACCTCATTGACGCCCGGCGACATCACTGCCAAGTTAATAAAGGCCACAACCGCAAGCACGTTGACTTTGACTGCAAGCGGCGGCAACAACGACTTCACGCACATTGCCAACGGCATTTGGTCGCTTGAACTGACCAGTGCCAACACGAACCATATGGGACAGTTCAGCATTAGCCTTGTTGATTCAAACGTCTTTGTGCCGGTCTTGGCTTCAGGCGTTGCGGTGCGAACCCAAGCGTACGAGTCACTGGTACTTGACGATGACACGCTGCAAGTGGATGTCACGCAGGTTGGCAACTCGAACGTCACATCATCAAGCGGCGTGCTTGCAGTCAATGCTACGCAGATCAACGGTGACGCTTCTGCTGCTGCGGCCCTTGACGCTGCGATTGACAACAGCAACAACGTCGTGGCTGTGAATGTCAAGCGGATTGACAACAGCACCACCAGTGCTACCAACCTGTCTGACTACACCGACGGCACAAGCAATCAGCCAGTTGATTCGGTCAAGATCAGCGGCGACAGTGCTGCGGCTGACAGGCTTGAAGCCATGATGGACGCATGCCCGATTGGCACGGTTGACAACACATCCTTCACGCCGACCACTACGGCTTTTGAAACCAACATCTCAGAGGCCACGGCTGACCACTTCAATGACCGCATCTGCTTGTTCGTCACTGGCAACCTTGCCGGGCAGCAGAAGGCTGTGACTGACTACGCACTGAGCGGCGGGCGTGGCAAGTTCACGGTCAACGCACTCACAGAGGCTCCAGCGAACGGTGACACGTTCATTCTTGTCTGATGGTTCTACCTGTACTCGACAACCGGAACAGCAACGCAGCCAGCCCAACGGTTGAGGCGGTCACGATCTGGCAAGGCACAACGGATTCGTACACGACCGGCGGCAACTGGAGCAACGGCGTGCCTGCCAACGGTGGCATTGTCTACTTCGCAGGCAACAACCAAGACGTCGCCAACAGCAACCAGAAGGCCGTGAACCTGCGTGAGTTCCGGGTGGCTGACTCGTACGGTGGCACGCTTGGCGGCGGATCTTTGCAGATCAGTGCGACAACAATGGTGCTGGCGTCAAGTCGATGCGTGATCGGTATACGCCCGTTCGTTGAGGATCTGCACATCGTTGCCATGCCTCGTGAGATGACTATTGCAGCAGGCCGCATCAATCGGCTGCACATCCATACCACCACCGGCGTGCTGACCATCACCCGTGCAACAATCAACGAACTGGTTGTCTCGCCCGGTTCAAGCCAAATGACCATCGGCGCAAACGTCAGCAATGACAACCCACTGGCAAGTGCAGCAGGGCCGTTTGACGTAAGGCTTGGACGCGGTAATCGTGCAACCTCAGCCGCATCCATGAACACCGTGAACGCTTCTGGTGCGTTCGAGTCAAGTGCAACGATTGCCAACGCCAGTGCCAATGGTCGTGTTGGTCAACTTGCATCATCGGGTTCTGTGATCACCACGCTTACGCTTAACGGTGGCGAACTACTGCTGAAGGATTCAGACACCAACGCCACGCTGACCATCGGCAACGGTACGATCAACGGTGGTCGCATCAATGGCGTTGACAGCAACCGACGAATCACCAACACAAACCCGATGACCGTGCAAGGCGAGATCCAAGTGCAGTTGGTCAGCGGTCAAACGATCACGCTTGCATGACCTGCCCAAAGTGCGAGCAACGAGCCAAGGACGAACGGCAAGCCCTGAGCCAGTGCGAGAAGCAACAGGAGCAAGCCGCCAAGGTCAATCAACGCATGGCGATTGCTGTGGCTGTGCTGTCAACCCTGATCGGCAAGGAAGCCTTCGATCGGTTCACGCAAGTCACTGAGGTTGTGAACACGCTGCAAGTTGGTGACGCTGGCACGAGTGATGACGAGTTGATCTATCCGACCATTGCTGCTAGTACCTCGCAAGCACCCAAGCCAAGGCTCAGCACCAGCATGCCTGAATTGGGCTTCACGGTCTCACGGTCTGTGCTGGCTGATATACCCGGCAGCATCTTGCCACCGTTTGAACCAGAGATCAGCCCGCCACTCTTGTTGACAGGCTTTCTGCCCGATCCACCAGATAGGTTTGTGCCGTTCGCTGGGCCGCTTCTGTTGTTCGGTCTGGCTATGGTAAGACCAAGGAGAAGGAAGTAATGCCCGCACCACTTGACCTTGACGTTGAGCAACTACGCAAACTGGCGTCGATGCAGTTGACGTATGAAGAAATTGCCGGATTCTTCGGTTGCTCTCGATCCTCGTTGTATGCCCGTGAGGACTACCGCGAAATCATCGAGCAAGCAAGGGACACGGGCAAGGGTTCGCTGCGTCGTGAGATGTGGAGTTCAGCGATGGACGGCGACCGGCAGATGATGGTGTGGCTGAGCAAGCAGTACCTTGGCATGCGTGAGAAGACCGAACACAGCGGCGAAGGTCTGCGGCCTCTGACCATTGAGTTTGCCGAAGCCACACCACCAGAGAAGCCAGATGAAGTTTGACCTGCTGCCCGCACAACTTGACTTCATCAGAGCGCGAGAGCGTGAGGTGCTGTATTCAGGTGCGTTTGGTGCAGGCAAGACGCGGGCGTTGTGCATGAAGTTGGTGGCTCGTTTGGTTGGTCGACCGGGCGCGCGTGAGGGCTTGGCACGAAAGCACCTTGTCAGCCTGAAAGCAACGACGCTTCGCACGCTGCTTGAGCAAGACGGCAACTTGCCACCCGTCCTGCCGCGTGGCACATACGAACACAACAAGAGCGAGCGTGTGATTCGCCTGCTTGGTGGCGGAACGATCTACTACTTCGGCCTTGATGACTACGAGAAGATGGGGTCTTTGAACCTGTCAGGCTGTGCAGTTGATGAGGCCGTTGAGTTGGTCGAAGGCGACTGGACCATGCTGCGTGGTCGCATCCGTCTTGAACTCGATGACCTTGCCATGCAGTTGTATGGAGCCTGCAACCCCGGTGCGCCATCGCACTTCTTGGCTGTACGCTTCGGGCTTGCCGGTGGACATCAAGCCGCACAGAACTGCCGAGCGATCCAGACCAGAAGCCCGGACAACTTCTTCTTGCCGCAAGCCTATCTGGAAGACTTGATGAGCCTTGAAGGGGTAGCGTTTGAGCGATACGTTGAAGGCAAGTGGCGTGGTGGCGAGGGCTTGGTGTATGACCGCTTTGATCGGTCTGTGCATGTTCGGCAACGCACCGAAGAGTGGCGGAGAATCATCGTGGGCCAAGACGAAGGCTACACCAACCCGGCGGCTCTTCTGGTTGTGGGCGAAGATGGCGACGGTCGATTGCACATCATCGAAGAGTTCTACAAGTCGCAGATGCTTGAAGTGGATGTGATCGCAACCGCCAAGGACATCGCCAGCCGGTACAAGATCGAGTCTTTCGTGCTTGATCCGTCAGCCGCCAAACTGAAGGCAGCAATGCACCAGTCCAACCTCGATGTGGCATCGGCTGAAAACAGCGTCTTTCCGGGTATTCAGAAGGTGCAGCAGCGTCTTGCCCGTGCTGGCGATGGTCAGCCACGCTTGACGGTTGACCCGAAGTGCGAGAACACCATTCGTGAGTTCGAGTCGTACGAGTGGCTTGGTGGCTCAAGTGGCTACAAGGATGCACCGAAGAAAGAGATGGATCACGCGATGGACGCATTGCGATATGCCGTGGTTCATTTCGATGGCAGCCGTGTCGAGCCACGGGTGCGCGTAGCGGATAAGACCGCAACTGGTGACAGGTTTGCCAACGATGAACGAATGTGGAGATCGCTCTAATGCTTGAAGGTTTCAAATCCGCTCTTGGGTTCAAGGCCAAGCAAGACCGCTTGGACTACGTCCGATCAACCATCAAGCCAGAAGCCACATATGGCATGACCAAGTCAACGCAGGAGCAGGCTGCTTCCTTGCGTCTGATGACAGGCTACGTCTATGCCGCTGTGATGATGAACGCTCGAAGCATTGCCGCACAGCCCTTGCGCCTGTATGCGTCTGTTGAAGCACGCGGCACAAAACAGTTCCCAACCAAGTCGGTCAGCAAGAGCGTGCAGCGGTATCTCAAGGGCGACGGCTCGATGCGTCCTGCGAAGTCCGCCATGCTTGGATCGAACACCGGGGGTGACGTTGTTGAAATCTATGATCACCCGATCCTCGACTTGCTCAACAAGGTGTCACCGTTCTATGACGGGTACAACTTCAACATCCTTCGCAAGACGTTCTTGCAAGTGACTGGCAACGAGTATCTGCACCCGATCATGGGGCCGATGGGCTACCCGGTCGAAATCTGGGTGATGCCGTCGCAGTACGTCAAGATCAAGCCAACCCGTGACGAGCGACTGATTGAAGGCTACGAATACGGGCAGCAACCGAACAACGCCTTCTTTGCACCTGACGAAGTGCTGCACAACCGCGTGCCTGACCCGAACGATCCGCTGTACGGTCGTGGCTGGGTTGCCGCTGCGTCTGACGCGGCTGGCTTGTTGCAGTCAATGGACGGGTACGAGAAGCACCTGTTTCAGAACCAAGCCCGTCCTGACTGGGGCATCTTCCTGAAAGAGACGCTGAACGAAACGCAGTGGAACCGCATGATTGCGTACCTCGATCAGAACCTTCGAGGCAACCGCAACAGCGGTCGGCCTTACATCTTTGAGGGTGGATCAGACGCACGCCCGTTGCAGTTCAGCCCTCGTGACCTGTCGTTCAGCGAAGGCGAGAACCGCAAGGTTGAAGTCATTGCTGCCGTGTCCGGCGTGCCTGTCACCTTGCTGAAGGCTAACGATCCAAACCTTGCATCGGCACAGGTTGGCTTTGCCTCGTACATGCGTGACACGATCCACCCGTATCTGGTTGCTGACGCTGAGTTCCTGAACCAGTCGCTGCTGCCGCTCTTCGGTGGACTGGCTGACGGTCTGTTCTTGGCCTACGACAACCCGGTGCAAGAAGACGAGCAACTCATCTCAGGCATCATGCAGACGCAGGTTGCGTCAGGTATTCGCACGATCAACGAAGCCCGTGCCGAACTTGGCCTTGATCCGGCGGACGATGGAGACGAACTGCGCGTCAACGGCATTCCGCTTGACGTTCTTGGTCAGCCAGCCCTGCCGCCTTTGGGTGCTTTGGCATACGGCAACGAAGAAGAAGAGAATCGGAAGGCAACTCGTAGCGAAGTCCGCGTTGGCTCATGGGTGGAGTGGAGGACTGAGAAGGGAAAGTATCTGGGCAAGATCCGACGCTTCAAAGAATCCGGCACTGAGCCGGGTACGGTTGGCGACGGTGAAGCCACAGCAGAAGATCCAATTGCCTTTGTGCAGGTTTACATCCGCAACGAGGATGGCACGTTCACGCCGTCTGATCGTGACGCACCCGTGCAAGTCTCACGCTTGACACCAACCGACGAGCCTGAAGTCACCAAGGGCATCAAGGCAGTCAGTGAGCAGGTGCGTGAGACGCTGAAAGAGAAAGCCGAAGAACACAACGAAGAAGTGGGCAATGCCAAGAGCAAGCGAACCACAACCCGCACGCTGGTTGCTGTCTTCGAGCGTGGCATTGGTGCTTACCGTCAGAACCCATCGTCAGTGCGGCCCACCGTGGCTGGTGCTGAGCAGTGGGCATACGCTCGCGTCAACGGGTTCTTGCACGCACTCAAGACCGGCAAGTTCAAGCGCAAGCCATACGACACTGACTTGCTGCCAGAAGGCCACCCGTTGTCTAGCAAAAGCCAAGGTGGGACAAAGGCTGAACTTCCTGATTACAAGGACTACTTCACGACAAGAGAAGAGGCTGAACGTAGGGCAGAAGAACTTGGATGTGACGGTATCCACACCGCACCGGGTGAACCTTTTGGTCACGATGGTTTGATCTATATGCCTTGCTCTTCGCACGATGCGTATATGCAAGACACCAGCGAGAAGGCTGCACTTGAGAACTTCCCTGACGTATACACCACGCCAGAGGAAGCCGAGAGTCGTGCGTTGGTGCTTGGATGTGATGGCATCCACGAACACCCCGGCGATGCGTACGGCTATGACGGCGTGATCTACATGCCATGCTTGTCGCACCGTGACTATGAAGCAGCACTTAAAGAACAGCAAAAGAAGTATGAAGACATAGACTTCACACCGCCTGCTGACGTTCAGAGAGAGGCACAGCGTGGCTTGGACTGGCGTGCCGAGCATGGACGCGGCGGCACAGAAGTCGGCGTGGCACGGGCGCGTGACCTTAGCAACGGCGTGTCTGTCTCGCCTGAGACGATCCGGCGTATGGTCAACTTTTTCACACGGCATGAAGTTGACAAAGAAGCAGAAGGTTTTGAGCGTGGTGAGGACGGCTACCCTTCAGCCGGTCGCATTGCGTGGGCGCTTTGGGGAGGCGACGCCGGGCAACGTTGGGCCAACTCGATTCGTGACCGTATGGACGCAGAAGACGAACGCGGAGAGAAGGTATCGCGGAGAGAAGGTGAGAGCCTAGACAACTGTGTTGCACGCGGCATCGAGAAGTTGCTGTCTGAAGGGTACGAGCGTGACCAAGCGGTTGCGATTGCATACCGTCAGTGCGGCACAGCCACCAAGCGTGCGGTTGCCTTCCTGACCGGCATGGAGCCGGAAATGCAGAAGAAGGCGTTTGACGGTCCAAGCAAAGAAGACTGGCCCGAACGTACCAAGGAAGCCCGCAAGGCTATTGAAGACGTAGAGGACTACGAGCCAGAACCGGCAAGCGATGACATCCGAGCAGGCGAACCAGCCAACCCGGCACGCCGTATCCAGACCAACTTGGTGCGGGTACTCGACGAGCAGAAGCGTGAGATCATCAACGCCCTGCTTGGCGCTAAGGGCGGCAAAAAGCAGTTTGGGCCACAAGACCTGATGCGGTTGCTGACCGCTATGGGAGCCTTTGAGGTGCAGTATCAAGAAGCGGTTGCCGGGCCGATGGCAGAGGCGACTGCATCTGGCAGCACCTTCGGCACGAACGAGGTTGGCGTGTCCGGTGCGTTCGATGTGACCAACCCGCGTGTGGCTGAGTTCGCTTCAACGTACGCACAAGAGTTTGCAAGTGAGGCTTCGGCGGCATCACTTCGCCGGGCGCGCACGGTGATTGCTCGCGGCTTGGAGCAAGGCCAAAGCGTGCAGCAGATTGCTGACCAGATCAGCACTGACTATGCGTTCAGCCCTGAGCGTGCGACCGTGGTGGCACGCACCGAGACTGCCCGTGCGTTCGTCGAAGGCGAGCGGCTCGGGTGGGAAGAGTCCGGGGTGGTGCGTGGCAAGCAGTGGCAACTCGCAGCAGGTGCTTGCCCGTTCTGCCAGCAGACCGCCGTGAAAGGCACAGCCAAAGTCTTTGACCTGAATGAACCCTTCTGGAAGAACGGTGACACCATCTCCGCTGGAGGCGGCACCTATTCCGTCCGATATGGCGATGTGCAAGGTGCGCCACTTCACCCGAACTGCCGGTGTGACATCATCCCGGTGCTTGGAGATTCTGACTGATGAACGAACTGAACCCAACCGAATACGGGTTGAAGTCTGATGTGCCAACCGTCTGGCGTGAACTGTCAATCAAGAACATCGAGATTGACCAACCCAAGCGCAGCGTGCTTGCGTACATCACCACGGACCGAGTGGACGAAGAAGGCGAAGTTGTCGTGCCTGAGGGCATTGACTTCTCACGCTTCAAGAAGACTGGCACGGTGTTCTATAACCACGACTACGCAGCCCCGTGCGGCGTCTGCACCAGCATCAAGCACACTGATCGTGGCATCATGGCGGTGACGCAGTTCCCTGAGCGGCCCGAAGGCTACGAGGGCAAGTGGCTGCCTGATGAGGTGTTCGCCATGTTCGCCTCTGATCCGCCGATTGTGAAGGCGTTTAGCATCGGCTTTGCGTACACCCAAGTGCGCCAGCCCACCAAGAAAGACTTTGACCGATACGGTCGTGATGACATCAAGCGAATCGTGAGCAAGTCACGCATGCTGGAGTACAGCGTTGCACCCTTGCCCATGAACGAAGACGCCATTGCCGTCCAAGTCACCAAGCAACTCAATGACATCGGCGACGTTGCCGATGTATGTAAGTGTTCGCAGGCATCGTGCGAGAACCCTGAGAGCGTCAATTGTCGGCAGGCAATTGAAGAAGCAGAGCAGGCATCAACGACTCAGCCAGAGCGAAGTTCTAATGATTCTGAAACAAAGGAAAAAACCATGTCGGAAGATATCCGAAAGAAAATGATGGTTGACCTCAAGCCAGATATGACCATTGCCGAACTCATGGCTGCCATGGAAATGGAAGATGAGGCCGACGCTGTGCGTGCTGAGGTTGAGGAAGAAGTCGAGAAGGCTTCAACCAAAATGGACAAAGAAGAAGAGGACAAGGCTGCCAAGTCCGCTGTCGCTCTTGTCGCTGATCTTGTCAAGAAGCAAGCAGCAGAGGGCCGCCGTCGTGTTGCCGCTGCCACGCCTGTCGTGACTGCTCCTGCTATGAAGGGAACACTCAAGCACCTGAACGACGCCGAAACCGCACACGGTCTTGGTCAGTTCTTCTTGGGTTCAATGGGCAACAAGTCCGCTCAACAGTGGGTCTCGGATCGCTACGGTGCTAAGGCACACGGCGAAACCAACAACTCGCTTGGTGGGTTCTTGGTGCCTGACGAACTGGAGCAAGCAATCATTGACTTGCGCGCTCAGTTTGGCAAGTTCCGCGCCAACACCCGCGTGCTGAACATGAGCCGCGACACCTTGCTCATCAACCGAATCGCTGGCGGCCTGACCGCTTCGTTCGTTGGTGAAGGTTCGTCGATCAGCGAAACTGATGCTTCGTTCGACCAAGTGTCTTTGGTTGCCCGTAAGGCTGCCACGTTGACCAAGTACAGCCGTGAGTTGGCTGAAGATTCCGTTGTGAATCTCGGCGACTTCTTGGCTGGTGAAGTTGCCCGTGCTTTTGCAAACGCAGAAGACGAAGCAGGCTTCAACGGTGATGGCACTTCAAGCAACGGCGGCATCGTCGGCCTGAAGAACGCTGTTGGTTCTGCTGGTACAAAGACCCAAGGTTCGGGCAACACTTTTGCTGCTTTGACTCTTGCTGACCTGACCGGCACTGTTGGCTTGGCCCCTGAGTTTGTCTTCTCGCAAGGCACTCCAAAGTGGTACATGTCCACTCAGTTCTATCACACTGTCGTGCTTGACCTTCTTGCTGACGCTGGCGGCAACACCAACCTCACCCTTGCTGGTGGCGTGGCTGTGCCTTCGTTGTTTGGCTATGAAGTCGTGCTGACTGATGTGATGCCAAAGGCAACTGCTACCTCTACCCTCTGTGCGTACTTCGGCGCACTCGAACTCGGTGCAACGATGGGCGACCGTCGGCCAACCGAGATTGCCGTGAGTGAAGATCGCTTCTTCGAGGCCGACCAAATCGGTGTTCGTGGAACGACTCGCTTTGACATCAACTGCCACGACGTTGGTGACAGCAGTGCCGCTGGTGCTATTGTTGCCCTCAAGACCGGCTCCTAATTGAAAGGCTGATACCAAATGATCGCTCTTCAAGACATTACTTTCAAACACTTCTCTGAGTCCGACGCTTCAGCCCAAGACAAAGAGATTGATTGCCTCAACGCTGACTATCTTGTCGTTCAGTTCTTCACCTCTGGTGGATCAAACGGCGCGATGGCAGAACTTCGGTTGCTGGAATCTGATGCTTCGGGATCAGGTCAAGCAGAAATCTCTGGCACTGACTTGTCCAGCACCGTCACTTCACCAAGTGCTGTTGCTGCTGACGATGGATGCGCCTTGTATTTCGTCGATCTTAGAGGCCGCAAACGCTTCATCACCGTTGGCTTTGACGGCCCTGCCTCATCCGCCAACTACGTTGCAGCGTTTACTCTCAACGATCAGCGACCAATCACCGCTGCTTCTGCCGACTGGCAAGGCCGCGTGATCATCTGATCATTCACAACCCGTGACCTTCCTCTCAAAGGCCCGGCAGTCCATTCGTGGCTGCCGGGCTGAGGGGGGAATAGGAGACTGCTGATGGCTCTGGCTGACAACGCACTCGTATCTTTGGCCGATGCAAAGGCGTACATGGGGGTTGGCACATCCGGTGATGATGCCCTGATCGAACGCCTGATCAACGCAGAGTCAAGCCGCATCGAGCGGTATTGTGACCGCAACTTCAGAAAGCAGTCTTACCGTGAGTCGTACAACGGCTCCGGGCAGCGACGGCTGCGACTTCGCAACTACCCCGTCATTGGAATCAGCCGCGTAGCCATCGGCAACAAGATCGCGTTCAGTGTCAGCAGCGACACCGCCAGCGATCTGCGCTCAGTTGTTGAGGTTCGCAGCGACCGCTTGATTCTGACCCGTCACCAATCCGACGGCACGAAGACTTCAAGCAACTTGGTCTTCGCGTCGAGCAACAACGACACCGCTTCTGGTCTGGTCGATGCCATCAATGCTGTGTCTGGCTTCGATGCAACCCTGTCAACCAACTGCTTGAGCATTGACCTGTTCCGCCAAGGCGGCGTGAACGTCATGCTCTCAACTGCACAGATTGAGTTCCCTGACCGCGACGATATCCCCTACCGCGTGCATGATGATCGTGCCACGCTTGAGTTCGTGGATTCAGCCGACATGCTGTTCTTTGGCAAAGCCACTGACGCAGGGCTGCCAATGCCTCACACCTTCGGTGGCATCCTTGTCGAGTATGACGCAGGCTTTGACGGCCTGAGCGAGATACCTGCTGATCTTGCACAAGCCTGCATTGAGTTGGTGCAATTTGCATACAGCAACAAGGGTGAGAACCCGACCATGCAATCTGAGTCAATCGGCTCATACTCGTACACCCGTGCAGCCGACCCGATCCGCTCATCGGAGCGCATTCGGGAATTGCTCGCTCAGTTCATTGATAGGAAGTCATGAGCGTCACGGAACTCATTACCAAGCATGGCGTGTCAATCACCATCCAGACCGCCGCAACCGCAAACGATGCGTCAGGCTTCCCAACGCTGACGTACTCGAACGGCTCAACCGTCACCGGGTTCATTCAGCCAGCCGGTGCGTCGGAGCCACTGCAAGCAGGCCGTGACGAACTGGTGATCACGCACCGCGTGTACTTCGATGCAGGCGTGACCATCGCACCAACCAACCGGCTGAAGTTCACAGATCCGGCAGACAGCAGCGTGCGGTTCTTGGAAGTGGTCGGCGTGATCAAGCCCGGCATGTTTGCTGGTGCTGCATCGCTGGCTCACGTTGTGGTTGACTGTACAGAGGACTCGACGGCGGTAGCATGAGCCATGAATTCGACATCATGCTTGGCAAGAGAATTGCAGAGGCAATGGCGAAGGATGCCTTGTCTGCTGCGGCTGTCGTGCTTCAACGTCAAATCAAAGTTGACCTGAACCAAGGTGGACCGGGCGCGCCATCACGACCGCCAAACCCACCGCACAAGCAGACTGGCACGCTTGGTCGTAGCATCCAGATCGACGACAGCAAGAACTTTGGACCGAAGCCTTCGATTCGCGTTGGCACGAAATTAGTCTACGCCCGCCGGTTGGAGTATGGATTTGCTGGCACAGATGGCAAAGGCCGCACCGTATTTCAGGCCGCTCGGCCGTACATGCGTCCAGCCCTCGACCGATCTAAGAAGAAAATGCAGAAGGCTGCAACGGCAGAAGCCAAGCGGACGTTTGCGAAGTTAGCCGCGAAAGGTGGGCGGGCATGAGCCAAGACGTTGTGAAAGCGTTCTACACGCAACTGATAAGCCAGCAACTCAACGTGAACGGGTTCTTCGTCGCAGTCGGTGGCCGGATCTACGAGCAAGAAGCACCAAGCATGGAAGCCGTGCCGTTGTGCATTTTCCAGTTGATCAGCGCACCGTTTGAGCAGACCTTCAACGGCAGCACTATCAAGGACTATCTGTTTCAAGTCGATATCTACAACAGAAAGCAAGACGGTATGGCAGCCTTGGGCGCACTCCAAACCAAACTGTTCGACCTAATGCAGAACGGCACGCCAACGATTGACAACCACGGTCGTGCTAAAATCGAATGTACCAACGACGGTATCCGCTCAGTGGAGGGCGAGTACCTAAGAGTCATCACTGAATTCAGGCTTCGCACTGGGGCCGTCACCTAAAGGACCAAATATGCCTTCAAACCGTATCACCGGGTCAGACGGTCAATGCACCGTTGCGAGCCACAACATCCTCTTCAACACTTGGTCAGCAACCTTCTCGCAGGTTGTCTCTGATGTCACCTCGTTTGCTGATGCGTTTGCACAGAAGCGTGGTGGCCTTATGTCCGGCACATTCTCTGCTTCTGGCATCATGCAAGACAACGACTCAACAACAGAGCCGATGCCAACTTCAACCGATATCTTGGCGTTCAACAAAGTTGGTGAGGATGTGACTTTGCAAACCGGATCGACCAGCAAGGCTTTGAGTCAGTGGTCGTTCAAGGCTGTCATTGGCAACGTGTCACCTACCAGCACGCAAGGCGGTGATGCCTCGATCAGTGTTGACGGCGAGTCTACTGGTGACATCACCTTGACTTGGGATGAAACCTAAGCATGGCAAAGAAGTCGCCCGATGATTGGGTGTCGGTCGTACAGTTCAGAGGGCTGAAGACTGGCAAGATCATCACGAGGAAGTGCGGCTCCTCGGCTGAAACACTTGAGGAGGCACAGCGTTGTGCCATCTCGCTCTATCGTTTGACCAATGACATCAACCGTCTGGTCAGTATTGAAACCAAGCGGCGGCGGGACTGGACGGAAACCACAGTCTCGCTGCCGCCACACTTGAGAGGAATGACATGATCAAAGAAGTCACGATCACACTTGACGGGCAAGAGTTCACTGTGCCACGCCTGACGGTTCGCCAGATCCATGAGGTAGGGCAACGCATCTTTGAGGTGCGGCGCAAAGAGATGATCAGCGATTGCCAAGCCGTGGGCCTGAACAACGAGCAGACCGTGGCGAAGGTGTCCGAGATGCGACAAGCATGGGACCAAGGCACAGAAGTCAAGCGGCAGGCGTATACCGAACTTGGTGCGCGTCTGTTCATTGGTGCAGCCTTGACGGGTGCAAAGCAGCAACCTGATGTGCTTGATGCAATCAGCGATCTTGGTGAACTTGCGTCAGCGTCGGCAGAAGTGTGCGGGCTTTGGAATCCGTTCGCAGAAGGCAACGAACAGCCTGAAGCAACTGACCCGGATCTTGAGGAGATCAAGCCGGACGATCAAGGCTGACGCCGGGCTTGAGTTGGGTGAAGCGTGATTGGACACGCGAACGTGCATTGCTTGCCCACTTCTTTCCCGGCGTCGGTGAGCCGATAGAACTAACATTGCCTGAGTGGAACGGACTGCTTGGGCAAGTCGAAGAGTTCATCAAGTTGAGGTGATACCGTGGCTGACATTCCTGCTGGCTCTCTAACTGTCAAAGTTGACGCCAATATCAAGCCGCTTGAAGATGGCTTGACCAAAGCAAAGCAGAAAGTTGGACAAGCCGACAAGGCCATTGAGCAGACCACAGAGAAAACCAAGAAGGGGTTCTTTGAGGCTGGCGGCAAGGTCAAAGACTTTCAATCTAAGTTGACAGAGTCTCTTGGCGTCATTGCTGGCTTTGCGGCAGCGGCTCAACTGATTGGCGGTATTGCTGACGGATTCACGGCAGCAAGCGAAGCAATCGAAGAATCAAACGGTGGGCTGGATGCTCTCGACAAGGGTACTGCTGCGTTCCTTGAGAAGGTGCCGATCCTCAACAACTTTGCCAACTTCGGGCGGTCGCTAGCCATTGGTCTTGGCCTTGCCGTTGATGAAACCAAAGAATTGCAAGAGGCAATGGAATCGCTAGCACGCGAGCAACAGTTGTTCGCCGCTGCCGTTAGTGGTATGGATCAATCACTTGCAAATCAAGCGGCAATCGCTGAGTTGCAAGGCAATACGCTTGAGGCAAATAAACTCAAAGCAGAGGCTGCATTCAAAGCACAAATGAAGCAAGCCCAAGAGTTGCGGGATGAGGCCAAGAAGTTTGCCCAAGAAGAAGGTACGTCAGTCACTGAGGGCCGAGCCGGTGTGGCTTCAAGGCAAGCCGCTGAACTCGAAGCACAAGCCAAGCAGATTCGTAATCTGACAATTCAAGCCGCCGAACGTGCTGAGCAAGAAGCCAAGATTGCTGCTGAGCAAGCCAAGGCAAAAGAAGAAGCAGCAGAGGCTTTGCGTATTCAGCAAGAGCAACAAAGGCTTGAGGATGCCAGATTGCAGAAGCAAGAACAACTTGCACAGGCTGCTTTGGCTTCTGAGGAAGCACAGAAAGAGCGGCTTGAGTTGGCAAGGCTGCAACTGCAAATTGCTGAGGCGACGGACGAGAAACGCAAAGAAGAACTGCAGAACTTCTTGGAACTGGTCAAGGCTGAGAACGCATTTGAGAAATCTGTTGAGCGTGTCAATAAGTTGTTTGACCAGCGTGTTGAACTTGCCAAACAAGGCGAAGAGTCTGAAGCCGATGTGGCTCGGTTGGAGCGAGAACGGCAAGCCGCAATTGACAGAGTCAAGCAAGAGTTTGAAGCCAAGGAACAACAGCGAGCCATTGAGAACTTGCGCAAGCGCAAAGAACAGGCTGCCAGCCTTGCTCAAAAACAAGCCGATGACGCCAAGAAAATTGCAGAGGCCGCAGCCAAAGAACAAGCCGAAGCAGAGAAAGCCGAACGCGAGAAGGCACGATTGGCAACCGCTGGCGAGACTGCTATTGGTGCGTTTAAGTTTGCCCTGAGTGGTCTTACTAAAGGCAAAGCCGAAGAGAACAAAGCCGATCAGGAAGCACCGAAGCAAACTGATCTTCTGCAAGATGCCGTGAATCTTTTGGATAGAATTGCCCGTGCGGGTGATGCTGGAGTATTGACATGACCGTGACATCAACAGAACTCGGTGACACTGGCGGCTTGCAGTTTGATGCAGCAGGGCCAACCACAACGACGCAACGTCGCTTTGCTGTGAAGGCTGACAGTGTTGATGACCAACTAACAACTGACTTACAAGCAATTCAAGCGACCGGCGTTGGCATCGGATCGTTCCACCCGGACTACCCAACGTTGGTCTGCG